ATCTTCTGCCGATCTACGTCCCGAACAACGGCGATGCTCGCAAGGTCTCTGTCAGTCAACTGCTGGCGTACTTTCAGACCGTATTCGCAGCGCCGACCGTCTCCACGAACCTCTACACCCCGGGCGCTGGGTTCAACATCACCGTTCCAACGCCGGTAAGTGAGCAGCAGTGGATGCTGCTGCAGCCAGCCGGCACGCTGGCCACCGGCACGATCACGCTCCCGCTCAATACCGGGACGCCAGACGGGACGCAGTTGCTGGTGACCACCACGCAGATCATCACGGCATTCACGCTGGCGCTCAACGGCGCTGCTGCGGCATTCGGAGCGCCAACCACCCTGGCCGCCAATGCGTTCTTCACCATGCGTTTCTACCAAGCGACCAACTCTTGGTATCGCATCGGCTAATCTTCAGGAGCGAACCCAATGCCTTACAACTCAGCCCCATTTTCGCCAGGCTACAACCGTGGCGTCATCGTGTCCCCAGGAGCGGCATCGGCCACCGCAACGGTTACCGGCGCCACGCAGACCGTCTGCCTGACCAACCTCGGCGCAAATGTCTGCTACATCCGCTTCGGCGAAACCGCCCCGGTGGTCGCAACCACGGCAGATTACCCGGTGCCGGGAGGCGCGCAGGTAACCATCACCAAGCCCGGCGATTACAGCCTAATGGCGTACATCTCCGCAGCCGGCACGTCCCTGCACGTCATGCCCGGCGAGGGCTTCTGAGATGTACCCGCTGACTCGGCTGCGCTTCCGTATTCGATTCTGGAATATCGGTGGCGGCCCAGTTGCCGGAGCGCTGCTGCAGGAGGATGGGTTCTTCCTGCTGCAAGAGGATGGCGCGTATATTTTGCTTGACTAGGGCATCATGGGCGCCAAAGACTCAAGACTGGATCGGGCTGGCGTCGAGGGCTACAACAAGCCCAAGCGCACGCCATCGCACCCGACAAAAAGCCATGTCGTCGTAGCCAAGGCCGGCGACCAAGTAAAGACCATCCGCTTCGGGCAGCAAGGCGTCTCCGGGTCGCCGAAGATGGAGGGCGAGTCCAAGGCGTCCCAGGCTCGCCGAGAGTCATTCAAGGCCAGGCACGCCGGGAACATCTCCAAGGGCAAGATGAGCGCAGCGTATTGGGCCGATAAGGTCAAGTGGTAAGCCATGCAAATTCCAATCCTGAACGGAATTTACACTGACGGCACGCCGGAGATCCGCACCAGCTACCCCGTCAATCTGGTGCCCGTGCCAAAGGTCAGCGGCATCAGCAACGGCTTCCTTCGCCCAGGTGATGGCATTGTCTCCAATGGGACAGGCCCAGGCGTTGACCGTGGCGGCATCGAGTGGAACAACATCTGCTACCGGGTCATGGGCACCAAGCTGGTCTCTGTCTCAAGCAGCGGCGCGGTAACCGTCCTTGGCGACGTTGGCGGGCCAACCACCAACCTAGTGACCTTTGACTACAGCTTCACCAGCCTGGCGGTCGCATCCGGTGGCCGCCTGTACTACTGGAACAGCACTGCAGGGTTGCTGCAAGTCACAGACCCGGACCTGGGCTTCGTGATCGACTTCTGTTGGGTCGATGGCTACTTCATGACCACCGATGGCCAGTATCTGATCGTCACAGAGCTAAACGATCCATTTGCCGTTAACCCGCTGAAGTACGGGTCAAGCGAAGCAGACCCCGACCCAATACTGGCGCTGCTCAAGCTCCGCAACGAGGTCTACGCTCTCAATCGGCACACCATTGAGGTCTTCAACAACGTGGGCGGCGATCTCTTCCCGTTCGCAAGGATCGAAGGCGCTCAGATTCAAAAGGGTTGCATCGGCACTCAGGCCTGCTGCGTTTTTGTTGATGCAATGGCCTTCCTTGGCGGCGGGCGGAACGAGGCACCCGGCATCTATCTTGGCGTCTCCGCAACGACAACAAAGGTCAGCACTCAGGAGATCGACAACATTCTGCTGCAGTACACCGAAGACCAGTTGAGTGGTGTAAAGCTGGAGGCCAGGAACGACAAGGCTCACGAACACCTGTACGTACACCTGCCAGACCAGACGCTGGTCTACGACGCATCGGCCTCGCGAGAGTTGCAGGAACAGGTCTGGTTTGTTCTAGCCAGCACCACCACCGGCATCGCGCAGTACCGGGCCAGGAACATCGTCTGGTGCTACAACAAGTGGCTGGTCGGCGATCCGCAGTCCAGCGCCATCGGGTATCTCGTGCAGGACACCGGCCACCACTGGGGCCAACAGGTGCGCTGGGAATTCGGTACGCTCATCGTCTACGCCGAGAGCAATGGCGCCATCTTCAACAAGCTAGAACTGGTGGCATTGACGGGAAGCGTTGCCCTGGCCACGCAGGTGGTCAACGGCTTGCTCCAAGAAAACGGGTTCTTTTTGCTGCAAGAGAATGGCGAATACATCCTGCTCGAGCTCGCCGTCTTAAACTCAGCGGCACTCGGAAACCCGCAGATCAGCACAAGCTACTCGCTGGACGGCAGATCATGGAGCCAGGACAGGTTCATCTCAGTCGGCACAGCAGGAGACACCAAGAAGCGCCTGGCATGGTTTCAGCAAGGCCACATGCGCAACTGGCGCATCCAGCGCTTCAGGGGCGACAGTAGCGCCCACGTGTCATTTGCCAGGCTCGAGGCCCAGCTAGAGGCGCTGGCGTTCTAATCCATGGCAACCACCGCTCCGAACTCTCGGAAGCTCAATCTGACGCGGGATCAACTCGCGCAGTTTTTGACCGATCAGCAGCAGATCAGACAGTTCGAAATGCTGTTTGCGGCCGTTGATGCCATCGGGCCTGATGGCGTGCTGGAGGTCAACATTGCAGCCGGCATTGCTCAGACCACCGCCGTGCAAGCGCTGTCCATGATCTCCTCACTGGCGCAAGAATCGGCCATCAATGCCGCGCTGGCCGAGAACAAGGCCAATCAAGCCATGGCCATGCTCGGGAGCCTGGCGGCTTCGGTCGAAGGGCTGCAGATGGCACCGCCGGCCAGAGAGTTCAAGCGATCAAGGTACGGCTCCTTCTACGACACCACCACGCAAACAGCAACGGTCATCAACACGGCCAAGGCGATCACGTTCAACGGCACCGACCTGAGCAATGGCGTGTATATCGGCTCGCCCACCTCGCGCATCATTGTGGACAGCGAGGGCATCTACAATTTTGACACCTCGTTTCAGCTAGACAAAACAAGCGGCGGCACAGCGGTTTTTGATTTCTGGTTTCGCTTAAATGGCGCTGATGTGGCAAACAGCGCCAGCAGAATAACAATTCAAGGTAACAATGCTGAGATTTTCTCATCGCTGAATTACTTTTTTGACCTCAAGGCCAGCGATTATGTTGAGCTAATGTTCTCGGTCACTGACTTGAGTGTTGAGCTGAAGACATTCCCTGCCGCCGTACCGCATCCCGGCATCCCGTCCATAATTCTTACAGTCAACAACAACATCGAAGGTGTCCAATGACCGTAATTGTCAAAACCCTAGTGGCCCCCAAGCAGATGGAGGCCTCGCAAACAACGCAGTACACGGCAAACTCTGTCAAGGCGCTGATCGACAAGGCCACGGTGACCAACACCGACACGGCGAACCGAACATTCAGCGTTAACCTGGTGCAGTCCGGCGGCAGCGCAGGCAATGCCAACCTGATTATTGATGACCGAGCCGTGGTGCCAGGCGAGACCTACCTGTGCCCGGAGTTGGTCGGCCAAGAGTTGGACGCCGGTGCATTTATTAGCACGATCGCTAGCAACGCCACGGCGCTCACGCTGCGCGTGTCAGGCCGCGAAATTACGTCCTAAATGGTGCAGCCAGGATGCAATCTGCGCTTCGCCTCAAGGTAAACCTGATGCGCTTCCTCGGGTGTTTTAAACCGTCCGAGAAACTTGGTTTTTCCGTGGACGCTTATCTCAGCCTTCCAAAGCCCCCGGTTAGCCTTGACGCCAAGAAACCCAGATTTGTTATTGATTTTTGGTTTTCTTTGATTTTGAATGTTCATTGCTTGCGAAACATCACGCAAGTTAGAAAGTCGATTGTTTGATCTGTTTCCGTCTATATGGTCAATATTTCCATCAGGCCATTTGCCATAAACGTAAAGCCAAATAAAACGATGAACGAAAGTCATATGACCATCAATCATCAATTGCAAGTAGCCGCGAGTTGGGTTTCCTGCAACTTGACCGGCTTTAACATGGCCTTTATTAACGCGTCGCGTCATAATGCCAGTCTCAGGATCGTAGGAAAGAAGCTCGTGGATTCGCGCTTGTGTAGGCATGTTGCACCTCATCAAAGTGAAAAACATCCTGAAAGTTGCAGCAAGCGGTGGATGAAACCGCCTGTCCCCCGTCGGGTAAGCTGCCAGTCAATTTTACAGCAAAGGATCGCAACATGAAGGAATTTATGGTCATCCCCAAGGGCTTTGCAGGCCTGCCGATGGGCGAGGAGTTCATCAGCACGGCGGAGAACAAGAAGAACACCGATACCGTCATCGAGGACTGGATGCTCGGCCCTGAGAACCCATCCAACGAGCCAACGGCCAACAAGGTCTATTGGGTCGCTGTTGGCAAAGCCATGCAGGTTGACGAGAAGGAGGCTCGCCGCCGCCGGTGCTCGAACTGCGAGTACTACGACAACAGCACCATGACGCAGGCTAAAATGGAGCGCATCCCTCGCAACGACTGGGACACCGAGGCCGGGTTCCGAGGCTACTGCAACAAGTTCGAGTTCATCTGCCACGATCTGCGCGTCTGCCAGGCCTGGGACGAGCGTGAATTTGAGATGGAAGATTGACGTTGTGACCCACTCCGAATGGCTCATAGAAAACCTGCGCAAGGTTTTTATCTTGCCAGAGCCAGCCATCGAGTGGCTGGTGATGGTCTATGACGCCATCCAAGTTTTTGATGACATTGCAGACGGCGATGCGGTCAAGCGCAAAGACCTGAACGCCACCATCTGGAACGTTTTCGTAGGCATGCCGCAGAACCAATTCTTTGCCGCCAACTCGCACCACCTGGTGCCAATGCTTGCGGTCTCGGTCTTGAAGTGGCAGGCATCAGACAGCGCCGAGCGCAGCGGGCATGCGGATGCAAAATCTTTCATCTGGCGAGCCGGGTACTATGATCTGATCCTGATGGCTGTTACGCTATCGCATGGCTCGGGCTTCGCAACCAAAAACGCACATCTTGTCATGAACCTGTACGGCGAGAAATTTGAAGATTACATGAAGGAGTTCGGCAATGCCTGATCCAGTAACCGGAATGATTGTGGCGGGGAGCCAGCTGGTCGGCAGTTCGATGCAGGCTAGCGCAGCCGGTGACGCCGCCGCCGCTCAAGGCGCTGCATCCCAGGCCGGCATTGAAGAGCAGCGCCGCCAGTTTGACGAGATGCGCAAACTCCTGCAGCCGTACACCGAAGCGGGCATTCCGGCACTGGAGCAGCAGCAGACATTGCTAGGCCTCAGAGGGCCGGAAGCAGAGCAGGCCGCTATTGCCAGGCTCACCGGTGGCGAGACGTTCAAGGCCCTGGCTGCGCAGGGCGAAAACGCGCTGCTACAGCAGGCATCGGCCACCGGCGGGCTGCGCGGCGGCAATCTGCAGGGCGCATTAGGTCAGTTTAGGCCGCAACTCCTGTCCAACCTGATTGAGCAGCAGTACGGTCGACTCGGCGGCATGACAAACCTGGGCCAAGCCTCCGCCGCTGGCGTTGGAGCGGCCGGCATGGAGACTGGCACCAACATTGCCAACTTGCTCGGCCAGCAGGGCTCCGCAGAAGCTGGCGGCATCCTTGGCGAGGCCAAGGCCTATGGGCAACTGTTTAACTTGCCAGGCCAGTTTGTCGGCGCTCAAATCGGCGCTGGCAAAAAGCCAGGTTTTGGGTTCTAAAGGATAAAAAATGGCAGGCATCAATCCATTCCAACCGCCGATGAATTACGCAATAGACGTGCAGAGCCCATTCGAGGCGGCACTGGGCGGGTTCAAACTTGGCGCTGCTGGTGCAGAGGTGCAGGCGCAAACGCAAGCGCGTGAGAAAGCTAAAACCTATCAAACTGGGATTGATGCTTTTTTCAAGAAACCGGCCGCAGAACGCACTTATTCTGATATTGAACCTCTTCTAGTTGGGGCCAATAAGCAGCAATTTGACGCATTGCAGGCTGTTGCTAAAAATATGAATGATGAACAGTTGAATTCATCTAAGCGTCTTTATGGTCAATTGCTTGTTTCCTTGGAGCAAAATCCAGAGACTGCAAAAACAATTTTGCAAAATCGCATAGACGCAGAGACAAACCCGCAGCAAAAACTTGCATGGCAAGATATTC